TTACTTATCGCCGTCCAACCATTTGATGATGTAGTGGCAGGTTACACCAGCCGCAACGGCGACGATAAACGATAGAATGTGATCCAAATGAAACACCTCCCTTCTGTCACCAGATTCGGAGGCGGTAACATTTGGATTATACCACACCCATATCGTCCCTGCTACTTCTTTTTCTACCTTTTTATTCCGCCAACTCCGGCCATCTCAGCGCCCCATCCTGATCCGGAGTAAGCGTCACCGGCTCTGTAATCATCCGGCCCTCATCATCCATCACATACCACTTGCCGTCTATGGTCTGCTGACCTGTTACCATAGCACCGTCAGCGCCCAGGTAGTACCAGTGATCCTTGTACTTGTACCAGACGTCATGTACCATGAGGCCGGAGCCGTCGAACCAGTACCACTTGCCCTCATGCCAGTACCAATCGTTGCATACTGGCTGACCGTTGCCGAGGTAGTAGCGCCAACCGCCATCTTCCTGCTGCCAGCCTGATTTTTTCTGCGGTTCGGCCAACGCTGCCTTGAAGTCTGTCCATAACTGCGGCTGATCCAGCATCTTACGTGGGCAATGCTTACGCTTGGCGTCATAGTGCCGGATCACATGAGCGGCCCCGATACCAGTTTCTGCCATGATCTGGCGTACAAGCTCAATACAATTTGCACGGGCGGTATCATAATTGGAGTCCGGATTGACACAGATCTCAATGTTGATGCTGTTGGTGTTGGTTACTCCCGGCACCAGAGGCGTACCATACTGCCTACCTACTGCATAAGCCCCGTCGCTGTAATCTAAGGTCTGCACTGCCACCGTATCGTCTACATACCAATGTACAGACGTGGACAGGTTGCCGTTTCGATGGGCTTCGGAGTGTTTAAGGGCACCTGCACCCATCTTGTAGTTGTCCGTCTCGTGGATTACAATCCACGCAGGACGGTTTTGACCTACATAACAATTTATCTGCTTAATCTCTTTTCGTATTTCCATGGTAATCCTCCGTTATTCTGCCAGTTTCCAGCCTGCCGGGTACGCATCCGGCCCCCATACGCAGCCATCCATCTGGCATACATACCGCTTGCCGTCTGTGTATGTCATCTTATCGCCTGTGTTATAGGCATCATGTGCCCCTGTGGGCTGTACCCATGCAGGATACTCGTCTGCCTCCGGCAGGGTGACGCTTCCACCATCCAGTTTACTGACCTTGTCTGTCAGATTGAGGATCGTCTTACCCATTTCGGTCATATTGGCATACAGAGTGTCAATCTGCTTCTGGAGTGGCGCATAACTGTTTTCTGGGTCTGCACCGGTGCGGGCCAGATCAATCAATTCCGTGCGCTGCTCCTCAGTGAGGGTGCCTTGGAGCCAGATAGTGTCAATCTTTTTGAGGATGTCCGTCAGCTCATAGCTTCCGGACGTGATTACATTTTTAATGATATCGTACATTATGTACCTCCTATAACAATGCAATTTGAGTGTTCACGATAGCTTGATTTAATTCCTTAAATTTCTTGTCGATGTAAGCCTTGGTATCCGCTACATACGTCACTTCCATTCCTGCTCCTGCGTCATTGGTAATCACGGTAGTCGGGCCATATGTCCGCAGGGCCTTGTAGGCGGCAATCTCTTCTGGGGTGAGGTCACGCTCGATGGGGGTAGCTAACTCGCCTACAACCACCACAGGAAATGAGAGTGAATTAAGCTTTGCATTGAGTTCTTCTGCTGTTATTTCCGCACCTTTCGGGGGCGAAAAATAAATGCCATGACCATTTAATGCAAATGCATACTTATCATTCACAGGTGCCCCCCAACTGGTAAAACTCGCAATGTTACATAATGACTTTTTTAATGCGATTGAAAAAATATTAGTGAGTTTATTATGCTGAAAAAACCTTCCTGGTGTATCTGATGAAGGTTTCAATTCCCAACCACCATTATTTTTTTCAATTGCAACCCTCTGCACATACTTACCCCTCTCCAAGTCAATCTCATCACACACCCACTGCTGACCGTCTGCGTCCGTGTAGTTGCCGTCCTTGCTGACTGGCACACCGGGGAGACCGTTAGGAGTGGCGAGGGTGAGGGATTGGCTCTGACTTCCGCTGTCGGAAATAGAGACGTTGATTGTGCCGCTCTCACCAGCACTCACTATCGGCACCGGATTTTCTACACTCGGCGTCCCATCCTGCGTACTCTTCCCGAACACCCTCAGCCCTCGAAACGGACGGCCCTCTGCGGCATCATCGGCGGTAATGACGGAGCCGGAAGCCGTGCTATGGATTGCCGGTGCCAGATCGGTCATCCCTTCCGCCAGACCGGCTATATCAGTCTTATTCTGGCTGATCTGCTCCCTATCCGCTATAATCCCAGCAGCCGCATCCTCAACCCTTTTGGTCTGCGTATCGCCCTCCGTGGTGACTGCCTCCACTGCTGTAGTCTTGGCCTCAGTAACCTCACTGACTGCCTGTGTGCCTACCTCCTGTACCGCTGTGGTCTGTTTATTGCCCTCGGCCTTAACAGCTCCCACAGCTGTGCTCTGAGCCTGCCCTATGGCTGTAAGCGCATCCTGAGAGGTCTGTCCAAACTGCAAAGCGGTCTGCTCTACCGCCTGACGGTCTGCCGCCACGGCTTCCCTCATTTGGGTTACAGTCTGCTTATCATTGGCAACTGCCTGACGATCCGCCCCCGTCTCCTCAGCGTACTGTCTTGCTGTATCCTCAGCCGCCTCAGCGCCCGCCTGTGCCTGTACTGCGGCTGTCTCTGATAACTTAGCCTCCTGTGCTGATAACGCCGCATCTGAGGCCGCCTGCTGTGTCTGAGAGAGCATCCCTGCTACAGCCTGCTTATCCTGCGCCACGGTGTCGGCGTTGGTCTCTACCTGCTCTGCAAGACCCTCTGTAGCTTGCAGATGCTCCGCTGTCTGGGTGGCTGCTGCCTTGGCCTCTTCCGCAGCGACTACAGCCTTGTCACCGGCCTCCTCCGCACGTTTGGCGGCATCATTAACGGCTTCAATGGCTTCATGGAATATCTCACCATCTCCGGGTGCATCAAAGGCTTCTGGTTTCGGACGTGATTTGACCTGCATGGTAATGCGCTTGATCGTCTCGCCGGATGACTTATCCGACAGGTATACCCACGCATAGATGTTATATGCCTTATCTGCCGTCCATACTGTACTGTTGCCCTCCAGCATGCTGTCCGGGATTGTGACGGTTGTTACGCCGTCCTTAGTGGTACCCACACGGGGTATGGCCTCGCCGCCGGTTTCCTGTAGCGCAAAGTGGATCTCGACCGCCGTCGGAAGATGCAGTCCCTCTATCCTGAGCTGCTGACCATAATCCCACTGCCAGAGGCCGTAGGCGTGGGAGTAATCATCGTTATCTGTAAATACTGCTGTAATCATTGGTCACCTCCAACCAAAAACGGCCCCAGGAAATCCTGGGGCCTGCCTGTGTTGCGACGTCGCACAGCTTACTTATCTTCCGTGCCTACCGCTCTCTCGTCCTCCTTGCCGATTGCTGGGCCGGTGGTTACAAAAGTGGTATCCTGTGCACCCTTGGGTCTTCTCTTCTGGGCTGCGTCGTTCTTTCTCTGCTCTGCGGTTCTCTTATCAGATCTCTTTCCTGTTGCGTTTGCCATAATTTTTTTCCTCACTTTCGTTTTGATATGTAATAATAGTTGCTCCGGCTCTAACCCTGCCGGACGGGAGACCTATGGATCACCTCCTCTCAGGTCTTGGCTGGCAGCTCCGGAAGTCCTGCAATGGATGTTGCCACTGACAGGATACCTGCCAGCGCGGATGCACTGGCTACCATAGGCCAGTTGACCTCACCCATGACCGCTGCCGAGCCGATGGTTGCGACAAATGTCTGCGCCATGGTCTTAATGGCTCTCCTGCCCGCTGCGTGGATCCACTGTCGGGTATCCACATCAGCCCTAAATACACAGTTCTTAAGCATAGTTCCTCACCTCCTCTCAATGGATAGTCTGCGACAAAATTAAAATAAGCCCGGTTGCCAGTGATCCGGCAAGCGCGCTTACTATCGCTGTGATTACTGTTTTTTTAATGTCCTTGTAGGTGTTGCCCGGTTCCCGTTCCAGGGCGTCCAGACGCTTACTCTGGTTGTCCAAGCGCTTCCCCTGCTCTTTCTGTTCCTGGAGCATCTGCTCCATGTCTTTCGCAAGGCCATGGATGGAGAGTACCAGATCCTGGATCACCTTACTCATGTTTTCCAGCAGCTCAATGCGCCGGTTCTGGCGCTGATCCTCGTCACGGATGCGGGCCAGCTCTGCTTTTGTTAAATCATCCATCATCTGGCTCCTTTTCTGGTTTTGTAATCATTTGAATCATCTCCTTTCGCAATAGTCGTGAACCAGTAATTATAATATTATTTCCTCAATAAAACTGGGGGGATGTATCTATAGCTAATGGTTTTTCATTTTCTATAAATAGAAATGTAACATTTACACCGCAAATCTCGTTTCCATACGCTGCCAATGGTTGGAGAGGTTCTATTACTCGTATTTATATAGCTTAATTTATTCCAATCTAATGCGGGTAATATATGTCCCCTTGGCAATATAACCAATACTGATATAATATTTATTGGCTTCAAAAGTAGTGAGTTGTGAAATGTCAAGTTGAAAATTTCCAATAGAGGCTCCATATCCTCCATCCCACTTAACTTTTGCAATCTCCTCATCACTATTATACGTCTTATATCGACAAAGACTGATCCATGACGGAGGGATGCCATTATCAGGATCATTTTTCCAATATCTAAGAAATTGTCCTTCAAAAATCAACTTACTATAACTTCGTACATCAATCGTGTTTGGGAAAACAATAGCTCTATGGTTCCATGTTGAGTAGTCGCCTTTCATAAGTAGTCTGGTATTCTCTTGCGCAAACAAGTTGATTTGCAATCCCCCAACATTTACACCGTTATAATATAGATCCTGAGGCGTTGGTACCCACCCTTCAAAACTTCCGATAATACCCATTATCGACTCATTCTTTTTGATCTTCTCCGGCGTAATCCCTGCCATATTACGGATATCGGCCCATGACAGGAACACATTGGCGTTCTCGTTATAGTATCCCTGAGGCACCTTGACCCACATCTGCTGATTGCCTGCATCATTACCTTTGCTGTTGCCCCAGTCGTTGTAATCGCCACGGTTGGGCATGGTACCGGTATATTCTACACCATCGTTGTTCGTGAACGTTTTGCCTGCCAGAACATCCGACGGCACCGCATTGCCGCTTCCCAGGATAATCTTTCCGATATTGGCCGCCATCTCCCCGAATGTTGCGGTTGCCGCTGTAGGTACCCGTTTCGCAGTGATGGCTGCGGCAACCTGTGCTTTTCCATCACTGACAGATTTTTTTAGGTCTACCATATCCTCTGACAGACCGTTTACTGCCTCGTTGGTGGCGTTGATTTCTTTCGCCCCAAACTTATCTCCCTGACGGGTATACTCGGTTTCATCTACCGGAGTCACCGTTCCATCCCCATTTTCATTCAGACGGATCTTTTTCTGTTCAAAAAGAGCATCCACAAAATCTGTTTTTAAAGCCATGTATTTACATCTCCTCCCAATGTCATTTCCAAGGTTGGCCGGCTGTCCATGCCTGAGTGGATATTTAGGTATATTTTTAGGCAGGCACTTTCAATCCGGTTCAGCTCCTCCCAGCCAATAAAGGGCTGATTCTCACTGTATGTCCGCTTTTCTCCGATCTCAAAAGGATATGTACCAGTGCAAATGTGATCCAGATTATCTTCAAATCGGTTAATCTCGTCTGAATAGAATCCATAGTCCTGATAGGTCTTATCCTGCCCCATATCTTCAAAATCAAACTCCGGCCAGAGTTCCAAGGCCATACTCCGGATCTCGTTAAGATTGCCTTTAATCCGGTTGTAATCCTGGATATTAAAAAAATCACTTGCCCGCCAGTCTGTTTTTGGCTGTTGCCACATAGCTCATATCCCTCCTTGCCTTGATCGTCCCGGATAGTGCTCCATTATATTTCAATGTGTGGTCTGTCACGCGGATCAGAAGATCCGGAACATACTTATTTTCAAGAAATGCAATGTCATTGGCGTCTATCCTCGGTTCTCCCCGATATTGCAGGTTATATTCCCGGTCAGCCTTAAAATAATCACCAATCCAATCAGCCAGATCGGCAGCATGGACTACATCCGATACCAACGGATTCTCCCATGTTTCCGTGCTTCCTGTGGGATTAATCTGGCGGCTGACCTTGGCTTGTGTTACCACATATTCCTTACCGCTTATTACAACCTCTGCCGCTCCTGCAACGCCTGTAAGGGCCACGGTTGCATAGTAAGCACTGCTCTCTATAATGGTTGCCCCTTGCCCTTCTTGTGGCTCTGTGAGGGATACTGATAATCCATAGGACGGGTTGGAAAAATAGAATGTATACTGGTTGTCCTGCGCTGTCAGGCTGATAGTTTCCCGAATCAGTTCCTGTACCTCGCCATCACCTTGGCTGTACAGAGTACGCAATACCTGCAACTCTTTCACACGGGGCAACTTGGTGCCTTCCGGCGTTTTCGTCAGCTCTACACCATACTCCAATACATAATCTGTGCTGTCCCCGAAAGCGATCTGATCCAGGATCACACGGTTATTAGGTGCCCCCTTCGTGAACTCAATCACCAGCTGGTCGAACTCTGGGAACTCATGGCTGATTACTGCTGTCTGTTCCAAACCTCTGACTTCGTAATCTTCCTGAAGCTCTCCGCTGTTGTATGAATGGAATATGGCAGTATCCGGCCAGTTGCGTCCGAACATCAGTGTAACGCCAAAACACTTATATGCCGCTTCCATCGTAAGGGTAACGGTTGGGTTATTCTGAAAGGTTCCTTTTTCATCCGCTGCCAGATCAGAGACATATCCTGTATTGAGGTACGTTCCTCCATCAGACTGCCGTGGGAGGAAATACACTGCGCCGCCCGCCGTAGAATAATCCTGCCCTGTCAGTGCATACTCATCACGGGGGCCTGCATCCTTGCTTAATATCGTACTGACATGGGAAAAATACGCCTCATCCTCTGATGATGCGGACATCTCCGGCACAAAGCTGGATTTCAGATATATTTTTCCTGTCCGATCCTGATACAGGATACATCGGCCCGCATTGGCGATCAACTGGAGCGCTTCCTTGTGGGCTACAACCGGGATGGGATTCCTTACAATCACTGTTTTAAGATAGGTATCCACTCCATATTCCCTTGGATCCACTCCGGCGTCCGTGAATACATCAACCGCCAGATTATACAGACTAATCCCTTCCGGATGATACTGTCCCCGGTAATAGGTACCGTCCATGCTGTCAAACCGGTCGGATGCGCTCAGGTTCAATTTCTCATCATCCGCAGACCACTCTTTCAGTGCCAGATTAATACCTGGAATCCATTCTATAGTCCCGTCGTCCAATTCCTGCCCGTACAGCGCCTCTATATCTTGTCCCAACTCAAAAAAGTTAACGCTGCTCTCATCGTTCTCCACATCAAAAGCCCGATCCTTATTACTGACCGTCAAACTAAAATCAATTGTGGGTAATTCCTCCGATATAGGACTGATATGCTCTTTTTTCGTGGCTGACAGAATTTTGCGGCTGTCAAAGTAAATGCCAATCCCCATAGTGATCTGGTTGATCCGGAACCGGCTCTGCCCGTTAACCATCCGGGACGGAGAGAACCGCAGGAAGGTAGCCCCCTCGAAGATCTCCTCGGTCACATAATGGCCGTCTGTATTGTCTGTTATCTCTACTGTATGATGATCGGACACAATGGAAAAATCAACCGGATATGCTTTCCCAAATTCTACCGTCAGTCCCTTAATATCATACTGAACCGGAAAACGGATCTCGATATCTCCCAGAAGCTTCTCCGTCACAAGTCCCTGATTGAGAACCACTGCATCTGCCTCATGGGGCAGGAAGTACATGGAGCCATCCACCTGCGTATAATCCTCATCACAGGTACCATACAACTCCTGTACCTTGTAATTGTCCATGGGTTTCTTAAGGTCGGAAAAATAAGTATACTGATCCGGATCTGGAATATATGCGGATGCCTGTGCCTCCTGATTGATAAGACCAATCGTAACACGCAGATGGGATAGAGGATTGCGCCATTTGCGGCGCATAACCTCTTTGTATTTGCTGCTTGCTGCCTGCATTATTCAATCACCCCGCAGTCTACCAGATTAACCTTGCAGTCCTTGTACATAGTCGGAAGCCCGTCTTCATCTTCTTCCCAGACCTTGGCCGTTCTATTTCCGGGATACATCCGCTCTGTTTTCCAGCCTCCTGTCTTCATATCCGGAAACTTGACAGTTACTACGAATTCGTCAAATTCCCGCAGGATACTTCCCCAAGTGGCAGCATCCAGATAAGACCACTGCAGGCCGTCTATCTTGTCCTGATCCCGACCCACCCTCTGCCCTACAAACTCTCCCAAGGCGTTTTTACCCTGATTGACGTTGGTGGCAATAGTAAGACCCGGCCCCTGGTCATAAGAGGGGTATTTGTGCCCGTTAATATAGATTGCCATGCTGTTTCCTCCTTATGTCGGTCTGAGCTTGTAGCCGCTGCGCTTCTCCAGATCAGCCAGCTGCTTCTTGATTTCTCTGATATCCACATAGACGGTCAGATCCATCTGCTCGATTAACTCTATAATCTTTTGCAGAAGGTCTACCATAATAGCAAGGTACTGGTCGCTCATGCCGCTGCTGTTGCGTGATGCCATTGCAACCGCACGGTCTACCATCTCCTGCATCTTATCCTCAGGTGCCACAATCTCGCCATAGTGCCGATTGTCACCGATCATGGCAAGCTGTGGCGTGTTGGCGCGGACAAAGCCGCCTTGTGCCAAACGCGGAAGGTTGATATTTGGAATATTAGGAATGAGATCTGCACCGATTCCAGGCACTTTATCCGCTACCTCATTCACAGCATCAATCATGGCGTTAATAGCATCAATAACGCGGTTTGCCATGCTCTCAACGCCGCTGATAATCATGTTGATGATGCCCTTTATATCTGCCCAGATGCCATCCCATATTTCCTTTGTTTTGCTTCTCACAGTATCCCATATGCCCGTGATCGCGTCCCGCATGGCTGTGAATTTCTCATCTACAGCCGTTTTGATGGTATCCCAGAGGGTAGACAGGGTGCTCTTAATTCCTTCCCAGATCTCTGAGGTTGTGGATTTAATGCTTTCCCAGATTGCACTGATCGCATTTTTGATTGCAGTAAACAGGGTAGTTGCAAGGGATTTTATGCCGTTCCAAATGGTGTTGAGCAGGGATTTTATGCCGTTCCAGATGGTGGTTGTAATATTGGAGATATTCGTCCATACTGCCTTGATGGTTGCGTATATCGTATTGACAGCCGCTGTAACAATGCCTTTTAAGATTTCCCATATGCCAAGGAAAATCTCCTTAATTCCTTCCCAGGCCATTGTCCAGTCTGCGGTGAAAACGCCTACTACAAACTCAATGACTCCGCTTAACAGTGTAATAAGCCCTTCGATAATCGGAGTAACAACCTCAATAAATCCGAAAACAGCTTCTACAACCGTTTGTAAAGCGCCAGCAATTACAGGGGCCACATTGGCTATAAACCACTCAATAAACGGCTGCAGAGCGCCTGTCCATAATTGAGTAATAGCATCCGCTACTTTTCCACCAAAATCCAAAAACTTATCAATGAGCGGGCTTAAATAATTGTCTTTAACTTCAACAAATTTATTCGATAAATTCTGTAATACTGGCAGAAAATATGTGTTATAAACATTGAGCAGCAGAGTTCCTATCTCTGTAAATCCCTGCTTAAATGCTGCCATCATGGGAGCTACATGACTATCATATGTGGCCCTGACTTTTTCAAACGTCTCAGAAATAAGGTCTTTTATTGCGGAAAATACAGGCTCTATTGCTCCAAACGTATCCTCCAGTGTAGTTTTGATGTAGTCCGCATTTTCTACGAATGGGGCCGCAATAATATCCAGAATATCCGCCGCAAATGTTCCTGCTAATTCAGAAACGTCCATAAAGGATTCTGAAAAAATCCCTATAACATCAGCAGTGATCTGCTTTGCGCTGTCACTCCGGAAAGCTGAGAAGATAGTATTAACGGCCTTGGAAAAATCCCCTGTGATCTGAGCAACACGGGAACCGATATCAAACATAGATACCAGGTATTCCCTGATCCGCTCTGTATTCTGCTGCAAATACAGACTAATACCACCCAGAAGATTGTCCGCTATGGTTGTGCCGATTCCGGCTACAGATCCGGCAATCTGACCCAGACTATAAGAAAACTGATCCGCAAAGGAATTGGCAGCAGCCAGTACCTCCGGAGCCGTGAATATCTCTCCAAGGCTCTGCTTAATCCGATCAACCGATGCAAGGATGCTGTCAAAGACGGATGTATCTCCAAAGCCATCCCAGAAGCCCGCTGTAAACAGGTCTTTAAGTTCCTTAGCCCTGTCGATCAGTGCCTGGTACTTGCTGTCCATGACATCCAGAGCGGATGTGTCAACCGCGCCCATATCGAACTGGTCTACATCATACCCACCTGCGGCACCTCCGCCCGATCCGCCTCCATCAGATCCGGTATCAGGGTCAATGATATTCAGCTCATCAATCCCTGTAGTGACACTCTTCATGTCCTTGGCAGCCTTCTTCGCGGCGCTTCCTGCTCCGCCTGCGGCTGCATTGGCCTTATCCGCAGATTGTGCTACCGCTTCCATGCCTGCGGCCGCTGCACTGGTCCCACCGCCAGATGAGCCCTTTCCGGTAATCATTTCCGTAAAAGCCTTGAACGCGTTAGCAAGGCTCATCAGTTTACCGATAATGGTATTGATTACCTTAATTACTGGTGTCAGGACGTTAATCAATCCCTGTCCGATGGTGGCTTTCAACGAATCAAACTGGAGCTGTAAGACCCTTACCTGATTCGCCCATCCGTCAGAAGTCCGGATAAAATCACCAGAGGCAGCAGAGAGCTGGTCCTGCACAAACTTATACCGCAGAGCCACTTTCTCCATCTCGGACATCTTCGCCGTGGTCTTGCTGTACCCATTTGCCAGAGCATACGCATCAAGGGCGCTTTGGGTCATAACCACGCCCAGATCCTTCAGCGTTTCAGTTTCGCCCGTGAATACGGATTTCAGCTTTGTATAGGCTTCATCCTGACTGATATTATAGAAAGAGGCTACATCCCCTGCCAGTCCGGTGAGGGTTGTAGCCATCTCATAAGCCGCCTGTTCACTGAATCCGAATGATTTTGCCATGGCTCCGGATGTACCGGCGAACTTCTTCGCCATGGTTTCAGACAAGCCGAAGGAAGCCACTGCATTCTTGGCGAAATTATCCACTTGCTTCGACATCTGGGGAAACGTTACGTCCACCACGTTCTGGACTTCCTGAAGATCTGACCCAAGACGCAGGCAATCAGCTCCAAAGTCAATCAGTTTTTTCACGGAAAACGCCGCACCTAAGGCAAACCCTATCTTTTTAAGCGCTGGTCCCAGTGCACCAGTAAGCTCTCCAGAGGTTTCTTGGCCCTGCGATCCAATACCCCGTATGCTCTTTTTAACCTTTTCAGAGGATGATTTGCTATTCCGTTCAATCTCCGACCAAGCTTTTTTCATGGCTTCCGATTGGCTCATTCCCTGTTTCCGGTAAATCCAAGCAATAGAGGAAGCCTTTGATTTTGCGCTTTTTTCGCTATCCCTTAAAATAGCTTCTATTTTCTGCCGGGTTTCGTCGGCAGAAGCATCCACTTTTCTGAAAGCTCCGGCCATCTCGTCGCATGACCTCTGGCATTTTTGTGCTGACTTTGAAAAGGCTTTTTCAAAATCCGCCTTTACTTTCCGAGATGTATTGTCTATTGCTGTCTTGATTTTTCCTAATTCCAGCGATATGTCAAAACTAATGGATGCATCAGCTGCCATATGTACCACCTGCCTCTATCTGTTACTCAGACATCGGCACATAATGGCACTACTTGTCCGGCTGTATATCTACCTCGAACTCTCTCTTGCAATCCCGGCCCTTACATCGTACAAAAATCCCTTTTGCACAGGCGTCAGGATCATAATAAATAGGCATCCGGTATCCGCAATATGGACACCGGATCTGCTTTCTTACTTTTTCAATTTCCGCCACCTCCTACTAACCGCACATGGCTGCAAACATAGTTTCCAGTTCTGCCATGCTCTGCTCAAAGGTTTTCTCGTCCATGGTTTCAGCCCCTCGGTTCCTCCATTCGTCATAGATCCGGCGCTGATCCTTTGAGAAGTGCTTGATAACATCCTTATCCGTTTCGGATCGGATTGCTACTACGCGCCCTAAAGCGGTCTCCGGAGCTAATCCGGCAATCAGCGCCTTAAATTCATCCCAGGATACCGATTCAAACTCTTTCGTCCTGATTCTTAACCCGTACTGCGACAGGAAACTGGATACAATCAGATCCCAGTCCTCAAACAGATCGTAGTACGGGTCACTGCTCTCCCGGCTTGCTGTCTTCTCCCAGAACCAGATTAAAGGCTTCCTGTACTACAATAATCAGGTCGTTAAAGCTTAACTTCAATTCCTTTTCGATCACATCCCTTGACGCCTGAGGAAAGACAAGCTCATAAGCGCCAATGATCTCTTCTGCTCCCGGATCATCATTGGACATAATCCCCATCACCTTAAGCATGGTTGGGGCATCTGTATTAACTTCTAATTCCCTCCCCCTGATCACAAGGCAGGGATTCTCGTTAAAGCTTAATTTTTCTGTAATATCTACTCTTCTTGACATTCTTTTTCTCTCCTTCTGTTCAGCCGCCAATTCCCGGAGCCGGTGTAAATTCCGGCTTGCCGTAACACGTTACCTCAAATTCAAGGGTATCAATGTTCGTGGTATCCCCGCCTCCGGGAGTGGTTACGTTGACTACCACAGTGCATGCCAGCTTTGCACCAGATACCATGACCCACTCAAATTTCGTCATAACATCCTGCCCGAATTTCCATGCAAGCCCCGCAATATAGTCATTCCCAGGATCTCCCACGGATCTCTTGCCTTTAAAAGCAAATGACAGCTTCTTTCCTGTCATAGCCGACTTAGCCCAGCCTTTTGCATCCATGGCGTACCATTCCTCTACCGTTCCATCAATGGATGGAGCAAAATTTTCAAGGTCTGCCGGCATCACCATATCCTCATCCGAACTGGTCACGCCTTTGGTTCCGAATTTAAACTCATTGTTGTGTACCGGATAGACTTTAGCTTCTCCTGCCATTTCTTACCCTCACTTTCTCTGATATACAAAATCCAGCCAGATTACATACTCGTATACCCCGTTATCATCTGTACCTACCGGCTGCGGTTCCGGTACCTTAAGGCTGATCTGATTAACATGGGTATCGCCTATCATCAGGCTGGATACATTTCTAAGTTTCTCAAATAATTCATAGGCTGCCTGTTCTGAGGCCCGTACGTCCTTATCCCAGTGGATCAGCAGGGATATGCGCCGGATGTCATAGGAGCTGTACTGTGGGCCTCCCAGAGCCGTCACAGGCTGTCCGGAAGCCTTCCGGGGATATACGCCTATGGAATGCTCCCTCTTGTTGTCCATCTTGCCGATGTACACCATGTTACACTCCCCAAGGCCAGCTATATATCCTCTGATATTATCCAAGGTCAGCATCACACACCACCTGCCTTTTTGTAAAATTTCTTGAAAGCCTCTTTTGCAAAATCCTCACTGATCCCACCAGGTAGCCATGGCTCATACCATTCACCACCTGCAAACGGGTTTTCATCCGTCTGGAAGTTGTATTCCGGATGGTAATACAGCCTCCGGGCATATGGTGTGCTTGCTACCAGTGATACCTTCCCCTGGGAAGATTCGCTGTAATCCACAAAAGTAGCATCCCCCTGCAAATGGCCTGTATCAAACGGCATGACCTGTGCCTGTACCACCTCTGTATGCAGGGCCTCGCCAGTCTTCTCCAAAGCTGCCACCGCCGCCTGTGTAAGCTCATTAATCCTCGCCATATTCAGTTTGACGGAAGATTTTACCTGCATCAGATCACCTCCAGCCGGCAATAATTGACCGTCCCGTCCGGATTCCGAGCTTTACTTCCCCGATTGATCCGACGTACTTCACCGAACACCGTTACTGTACCTCCGCTTAAGGAAGGCCAGTCCGGAGCGATATCCCCAGGAAACAGGGCTGTACCTGTGATCTGTACCAGCTTCTTTTCATCCGTCCACACCGTTTTAGCTCCGTCCTGAAAATTGCCCAGAAGGTCAAGATCCAGAACCTTCTCCGGCTGTCCGTATTCGTCTGTCCCCTCAGATTCCAGATGCACATGGATTTCCGTCTTGCACAGCCGTTTTGGAACTAAACATGGATATTTCATATGATCACCTCAATTCCCTGCAGCATAGGCCTGTCTGACACAGCAGAGCATATACATCTCTCTTCATGGCAACTCCCTGTTCCGTATACACATTCCAGGAGCTGCCAAATTGAGCGGATACGCCGTTGATACTGTAGCTTTGCAGGATCGTGTTGATCTCATCCGCATTCTCATACTCAAAATCCGCCTGCTGGCAGACCACCTCCCGGATCAGATCCTGCTGAAATGGCGTAAGATCAGAAATTCCCCGACCCACAATCCGGTTGAAGGTCAGGGAATCAATGTGACGGGATGCCTGCCGGAGAGCGCCAGAAAGCTTGTCCTCCGGGATCAGGTTCCCGCCATACTCATGCAAATAAAAATCAGGTGCAGCGTATGGCTCATATGCCATATCACTCACCTGCTTTCTTGGAGGGCGCCTTTTTGCCTGGTTCTTTGGACGGTTTGGGTTCTTCTAATTTTTCGGACTCTTCCGCATGTTCAGGTTCATCCTCATGTTCAGGTTCATCCTCATGTTCAGACACCTTCACGCCCTCAGCCTCTTCTACGGTATAACCGTGTTTCCTGAACCAATCTAACAGATATGGATCATCCGTTTCCCCTACTCCGCCGCAAAATGGCACGGATGCTGATACTCCGGTATAATCTTTGTTGGGGCTATACACCTTCATGCCTTATACCTCCTACTATTTCACTTTAATGTTACGGAATACGCCTGCCGCCTTGGATGCTTTCAGCGCAATGGCTGCATTCATTTCCACTTCACCTTTCTTTACGGCTCCGGCGGTAGAAAAATCAGGAAGCCAGATCTGGACAGGGGCCACGCCTGCGAAAGAAACCGCGTGAAGTCCATCCATAGCCAGACGGGCTACATAAAGAGAGGTTGTTCCTGCATCGTCATCAATCCCGACCACCTCATCATTGGTACCAGGTTTTGTTTTCATGTCCACAAACGGGATACTGCCATAGTTCTCCACCTGGTTTCCCCAGTTATCCTTTGTTACCTGGTACATACTGGCACGTCTCGCGCAAGCACGGAGCTTGGAGATCAGTTTATTATTTCCCATGATGCAGGACGGAGTACCATCCAGACCGCCAAGGAACTCATCCAGCATATCCAGAAAATACTGGTAATTCTTAGTGATCATTTCGGAGGTAGACAGGTCAATGCTTCCTGCCTTGTTGTACTCTGTGCTGCTTCCTGTCAGCGCCTTATCCAGGCCATCAAAAGCTTTGGAATCTTTTCCTGTATCACCGTTGATGAATGTATCATTAAACAGTGCCTGCGCTGCCTTGATCTTCTGAGCCTGCTGCAGCTCCACCTCGCTTACAATGCCGCCCATGCTTGCAATCACACGGTCAATCTCATAAGAACCGCCAAACACCTTAATTTCAACCGTGTGGCGCTCTTTGGTTACCTCTGATGGGGTGTATTCCTTGTTGATCTCACGGAACTGTGCGGTGGGCTGTGTCTTAAGACGGGTATAGCTGTAACTTGGCGTTGCTCCTCCGCCAGTCGGTGATACTGCATCATCAAATGGAATGTGCTCCAAAATCCAGTTGGATTTCTGGAATTCATCAATCACGCCCATCTGCAGGTCATCCTGCACATTCTTTTTTGCTTCTTCAAGTGTAATCGCCATTATTTTTTACTCTCCTTTCTCATCTGCGCCCATGCCTAATTTGGCTGCGATCGCTTCCTTCATCGTCATACGACCACCTTCTCCGCCACTGCCTCCATCCGTTTCCTTGGCTCCAATCGGGAAGAAGCCTTTCTTTGCAGCAGGCTTCTGCTCCGCCTTGAACAGGAATGGCTTACTTTCTTTCAAAGCCTTTACCTGCTCATCCAGACCGGTCACTTTTCCATCATCGCCAAGGATAAGCTTGTTTCTGTCAACCAGACCGGCTACCAGATCGCTATCCTGCGCAGATGCAGAAATAGCCAGCTTAATGGCATTGGTCAGCTTAAGATCCGTAATCTCTTTCTGATGATCCAGATCCTTCTGCTTGATCTGATTCTGGAAGTCTGTGATCTGCTGGGTAAGCGCTGCATTGTCCCCGGCAGTCGTTTTTAATGCCTCCAGCTGGGTCTTGTAGTCATTGACGGATGTTTCCAGCTGTTTACGCTGCTGCTCTGTCTGGTCGTATGTGTCTTTTGCTACATACCCCTCCAGCTCCTTTTTGGATTCCTCTGCGGCCTTCTTGGCAAGAGATTTCTCAATGCCAAGGGCTTCAAACTGTTCCTGCGTCATTATGACACCTTCCTTTCTTCCGGTTCTTTAACGCCTGCCGAAAAAAGGCGTAAAAATAACACCCAGACCCCCGCCTGCGTGTCTATGACTAATCCTATGACTTGCTATGACTACAGCTCTATGCCTTCCATTACTGCCCGTGCCTCCAGAACCGCAATATAATCCGTCATAGCCTTTACCTGCATATTGTAGGTACTTCTGGGGCAGGTCGGCTCAAAGTCCAGCATACCCTGATTCCATTTATCCAGCATGGCTTCCAGTTTATGGTACCGGATCGCAACCTGATAATACTCAGCCTTAAAGCGTTCCTTATAATCTGGGCTACTCATCATCTCAGCTGTATCATCTAACCTCATTTCTCTCTTACACTCACTCATCTCTCGATCTCCTATTCAATTCTGTCAATTCCATACTGTACCGCACATTCATGCTCTATCTTGCACCCTCTGGACTCCTGCCAACCCTCTGCAAAATATACCACATCTGCCGTGGACAGCAATTCCAGTGATTTTGCCAGATACCACAGAGGCGTAACATTCTCTGGAACAGTCTCGAAAAAAGAATCAATCACTTCTACTGATTCCCCAATAATGCTTTCTGCTTTCTTGACAGCCTTTTTACGCTCTTTTAAAATATCTCCGTCGGTTCTACCATTCATAGGCTGCGATATAAATAACTTTTTCATCTCCTGATCTCCTTCCCACATTTCACGCAGCGCCTCACATACCCGCCATAAGGGCCATGGCGGCGGCTCCAGTGTTTACAATACTGATGGTGGCATCTACGCTGCCGAAACCACTGAAATAATCGCTCTATCATCTGCCATATCTCCTTTATTTTTTGCTTATCCAGCATAACACAATGATCGTACAGCAAATAATCATTGTAATCTGTACGGATGTTGCCAAAATACCACCTCCCCTTCCTGTTGCGACGTCGCAACGCTAAAATGGGTACAAAAAACCACCGGCCATTACTGACTGGTGGTATTAATATTCTTTATTTGCTAATCCAAAGAATTATTGGCGGGTGTGCCCTTTCCCGCATTTCTTTTGACCCGGTGGGTGCGTAGCAGCACAATCTCTACTTCAATAACTCTTTGGGTAAAGCCACTATTTAATATACGGATATTATACAATATCTATTCCTTTTTGTAAAGCATACCATTTTTTTCTATCAATTTCTTAAGATTTCTTTCACGAATTCTATAAAATGTCATGACAGAATTTTTTAATTTACTGTCATCTGTTTCAAGAACTACTCGCACTACCACATTCAAGTTTGTTTCCGGGAGTTTTTTAATCATAAATACGGTGCCTTTATTTTTTATGTCCTTTATAATTAAATCCGGGTCGGAAACACTCTCTCTACCATACTTCTCGAATAAATCATAATCTTCCGGATGCCGCTCTTTTATATGATCTATGCGTTCGTTTGTTACGATGATATCATCTGTCTGAATCTTTCCAAACTCTTTTTCAAGAACCTTTGTGTTTATCTTACCGAGATTTTGTATCTTTGTCACTGAGATTTCCTCATTCGCAATTTTTGATTTGATTATACCAGAATCCGGCACCTTTACAACTGGCTGTTTCAATTTTCCACCCGTTTTTTCTATGGCTCCTTCTACCACAGATTTTAGGCTCTCAGGTATATCTTCACCTTTTACATAAGCTGTAAAACTCTCAGCAAATGCCTCAAGAGGCGACTCTGTTGCATAATCACTAACCTGCGCCGCAGTCACTTTACCCTCATGAACTCCACCCCATTCATATGATCCGGCAAATTTCCTCGATTTTAACTCTTTGGAACCAAAAATATTGCTTTCAGAACTTGCTTTATTATGGACATGGTGCCCGTATTCATGGATAATTGCGTCCTTTGCATCCTCTGCCACAAGCCTCCTTTGAGAAATCAATCCGGAAAGTACATCATTTCTATTTTTTATCAGATATTTTTTTCTCCCGCTGTCATCCTCTTCGGGTATTTCTTTTTCCAAGCTGTCAATCGTACTCCTCCAAGTGGGTTCATACTCGTTACGCTGTTTTTTATACGATCTTTCAGCCAGGAGCCTGTGCTGCTTATATGCATCTGGATCAGACAGCATTTCTCCGATATACATAGTCTCGTCACCCCAGTTATAAAGGGCGACTGTATCTTTTCCACCGTATAAATTGATAAAAGACGGATCGTATCTCACCCCTTTCAATGATGGGAGTCCATTATCCACTACCATTTCCTGAAGAAAATTTTCCAGTATATCAATAGCTTCCACTGTCATTTTCTCAGATAACTTAACGGTTTCAGCAATTCCTGCCTCTGCCATACTCTTTTCGGCTTCTGTCAGGCGTATTTTAACATAGGTTTTCTTTCCCTCCTGAATTTTATCAAGCTTCTTTGTGATGTCCTCAATTTCCGGATCATTAGAAAGTGATTTCTGAGCATACTCTTCTTCCATGGTTTCAAAATACTTTTCTTCCCATTTCCGGCTCTCCTGATTGAGCTGGTCTAAACGGTTCTTCAAAACAGCCTCTTTTTCTACCGTCTCATTGTATTTTTCCCTCCAAGTTTTTTCAGGTTCGGCAGAACCGTTCCTCATAAACTGCCGCCGCCATCCCTGAGGATTCTGCTGTTTCCATTGAGCTTGTCTTTCAGCATACTTTTTCTGATTCCCCGCATCCAAAGAATACTCAGCCAGCCGCTCATACTTCTCTTCCTGCCGCTTCGCATACTGCTGTTTCTGCTCTGCTTCGTATTCCTGTCCAATAGCTTCCAATTCTTCTTTTGTCCATGTATCGTCCGCTGTGGAAATACCCGGAAAATAGGTTGTGTGGCTGTCCCGACACCTTGGATGGTATAACCCCTGGCTGATTGCATAACTCATCAGGGGATATTTCTTCCCAGTTTCCAGATCCACCCCGTCCTCAGGGCCACCGCTCCACACATCATCGATCAGAACCTTCCCACAAAACGGAAGACACTTGGGGCAGGGGTTCCCACGCTTGTTGACAATTACCGTGGCTATTCCCCATTCCTGCCGCTTCTCTCCCTCGCCTTGCAGGTAAGCCCGCTTAGATGCCGTCCGGATTGCCATATCAGCATAATCAGCCAGCGTATGACGAGCTCCATTGATATACTGCACACAGTTAATGCCACGGGATAACATATCCTTTGTAGCCATGTCCACAGCCTTTTCATAGGTTCCTGCGCCTGTATTGGCGTATACCTGAGCGTTATAAATCGCCTGCCTGTAATCATCCTCTGCCTTGCGCAGGATCGCTGTCTCAGCCTTCTCCATATCGTGGGTAGTAGCCTCAATCAGAGCTTCCAGCTTACGGTCATTCAGACGGAAGAACTCTCCTGCCACGCCCTTGCTGATCTTCTTGGTCGGAAACCCCTTTTTAATCGCCTCCAGTATTTTTATTTCCTGCTGCATATTCCCCGTTTCTCTGGCCTGTCGGATCAGAAGGTCAATCTCCCCGTTTATCTTCTGGAACTGCTTCTTATACTTCTTCTGGTTATCCCGTTTATACTTTTCCAGGGCTTTCAGCTGCTCGGCCTGCCACATAGACCATTCATAGCCCTCTGCTGTTTCCTCGGCCCTGTGGCGGTCCATATTACGGATCATGGAAGCGATCAGCTCATTTTCAATCACTTTAAAAGCAGCTGTAATGTCATACTCATTCATTCTGATACTTCGCTTTCAAATTCTCCATAATCCGGGCGCAGCGCTTTCGATTCTTGCACCTAATACTATGAGTCGTTTTCGGGGATTTGTGACCAATGCATGTACAATCAAAGGACTCAACTTCCGCCTCAAAATCCGGGCAATAATCACAAAAATCTTGCAGAAGCAATGTAAATCCTGGTATATCCATAGCAGTTACCTCCCGTTTGCATATACTTTATAGCCTGCCGCCTTGAATTGGCGAATCAGTTTTTTCAGCTGGGTAATGCTCTTGCAATGATCGAAGCGCATTTCTGCCTGCCCGTCCTTTTCAATAGCGTACACCCCAAAGGGAACCTGCTCACTTCCCAGCGCCAGAAGACTCTTGTACCGTTCCTGATTCACCGCCCAGACCTTTTTCCCTATTGTCACCACCATCTGATCTGCCTCCTTCTGTATTCAACTGAAAAGAACCGGCAGACTGATTGATCCCCGGCTCTTCCAGCTCTGCAATACCCTGTTCTGTTTTCAGGCGTTCCACCTCTGCGTCCTTTTCTTCCTGCGTCCAAGTATCTCCATACAGCTGATCCACAGAGGTTTCCAGGGACATTACGCCGTACTGTTTGGCTTTTCCCACTGTCTCTACTGTGGTACCAAAATCAGGAGAAGCGTATTCACCGAATTTTACTGTCGGCTCATACTCCCCTGGTGCTTTCCCACACATCAGATCATAACATTGTAATACCACCTGGATCAGCTCCGGAAGCGTCTCATTCAAAGCATCTACAATCTTATTCCGCACATGGAGTGTCACCTTTTCTTTCTCCCTCTGCGACTCGGCATTATCTGTCTTTTTGAGATCAATCCCCAGAGTAGACGGGGATATGATACCCTGCAACACCATGTCCAGAAAACTGGCGTAACTGCTGACATATGCCTCGTAGGAAATCTGTGGCTGGGAAATCTCCACCTGCTGATTGGATTTCTCTGCCATATTATCCCCGATAGCAATAAAATCATTGTCAAATGGATTGGCCGGAAGCATCTTTCCGTCAACCGGATCTCTTGGTATCAGATTCTCTGGTATGTAACGTTTAATACGTCCCATCCGGATCGCATCCATCCACTGGCTTATTACCTCGTCCAAACCATCCAGCACGTCCGTCTTCCCGTCAAATAACGCCTTTCCACGATGCTTGTATTTGATTGATGAGAATATTTTGAGCGGGACTGCCAGCAGCAGATCTCCCTCTATCCCTATATCCATCAAGTGCGCCGTTTCCGTAAGCTGCTTTAAGGATACCTCCCGACCATAATCATCATACAGCCTGTACTTGATATACCCGTATCCATAAGTTTCTTCCAGCCGCAGCTCCTTGCTTCCGGATTTATAGCTCGTATAGAATTTAATTTCCTTAAGCCGGGAATGACTGTATACATAATTGACATTTTCCGCATCATAAAACTCAATGATCGGGTAAGGACTGCACTCGTCTGCTGTAATCTTGAAAGCACCGTCTCCGGAAGCAAGCGCCCCAGAAATACCCTCACCGATCACATTGTTAAGATCGGCCCCGTCAAATATTTTTTTCCAGGCCTCTTCTGTTTCTAACTGCCCCTCACCGAAATCTACTGTATCCATATCAGCCAGAACAATATCCTTGTACCGGTCCACAACCGTAGATACGATTCCACTGTGCATCTTGCGGACGCTTCCCTGAGCTGTTGCCGCCCAGAATCTGGCTTTCTCTACATCCCAGCGGGCTGTCTTTTTAAAATATTGTTCCAGTTCTGCGCTGTCTCCCCGGTACCATAGCTTATTCCGTATCACATCCGCCAGAAACGTATGGGGTTCTATGATTACAACCTCTCTTTCCCGGGCCGGCTGAATCCTGAAAAGTTTTTTTACAAAATTCTGTATCCAATTCATCTTTTTCACCCCTTAAAAATCTTACTCTGGTAGGGAATCCATGCATATTGCACGGAGTTAACCATATGATCGTTTCTGTCTTCTGGCACGTTGTCCTTATCTTCCATCCAGCTATAGGAATCAAGCTCTGCAATGTAATTTGTGCAGGTGTCCACCACATAAAAGCATGGCTCTATTTTTGCGCTATCGTCATATGCCATCCATCCCAGCTGTGCGTTGATTCGGTCAATGATTTCCATCTGCTTCCATGCGTTATTAAGCGTATAGACGCAACCGTTCCGGCGCTTATATTTATTCCACTCCTGCATGGTTGCCTGATCTGCATTATCCAGGAAAGCATTTCTTGACAGGCCCCATTCTTTCTTGTTTCGGTCCAGAAAATCAACCAGATTCTGAACCGTATCGGATGGGGCAAGCGGTACTTCCAAAGTGGCGTTGTTATACACTTTTTCTGCCAGCACAATGCAGCGTCCCTTATTCGTGATTCCAAGGAATGACATTGCTATTGTATCCGGAGATTTCTGGGAGTAAGACGTATCAACAGCAGCAGAAAAATACATGAAAAATTCCTTTTTTCTTGGCTCATCTGGATGCTGTATGAACTGTTTGGCCCATTCCTTACTTTTGGCATGGTGTGCTCGGTCAAAGTTGCTGAAGACCAATCCTGTCGCCTTTCCCCTCAGCCCCAGGATCTTATTCTTCCAGATCTTGGTGCCCTTGGGCGTGTTGGCTATGATCTTGTCTATCTTTTCTTTCGGCAGGCCGAGGTTATGGACAAAAGAAAAGAACCAATGCACCCAACCGGGTTTTGGTTCTTCTTTCAGCTCGTTTCGGATTTCCTGTGGCGTTTCCTCTTCCCATTCCGGCAGAGGCCGGGAGCAGTTGATGTATTCCCGATAAACATCCAGGTTTGGATCATCCGGATTGAGGGTTGCCATAAAGTAATCACACCGCATGGCAGCCTCACGGACAAAATCTATATCGGCTGTGTTGACCTCATCAATATACAGGCAGCCGTACTGACCGCCAAGAGCCTTCTGCCACTTCTTCTTGTCCCCATATCCCATGACGTATACGATCTTATCGCCCTGGGACGTGTGAAACAGAATGTGGGGTATCTTATCATCCTTGGTACCATTGCCGTTGTATTCAGCCAGCACACCAAAATCGTCAATAATCCCCAGATCCTTGTTGATAATATTTTTCTCTGCGGTACCTGTATCCTTGGCAGCTATGATGTGCAGCTTTTTGGGAGACTCTGCTACCTTAAGCATAAATTTAAACAGGCCTACCGTTGTCTTTCCGGCGGCTGTAGTGCCTTCCAGAAACTCCACAGGGGCATCACATCGGAGGAAAGCCTTGTATTTTTCGGACAGTAACAGGCGCTCTGTGCTCATTATCCATCACCACCGTGCATCTGCTGGATCAGATCGTCCAGCTTGGTCTTTTCTGTTTCCAGAGTACCCGAGACTTCCAGCTTATCCTTGAACATGCCAAGGTGACGGCCTGCCAGATCTAACGCTTTTGTTTTGTCCCAGAACTTGATTTCCCTCTCAATTCCCTCTCCCCCGTCTTTGGTTGGGAATCTCTTTACCTTGACGGATGCTACCGCCGCCAGGTCTTCCGGAAGTGCATCTTCTCGAATGGTGGCCTCATCAAAATTAACTACCTTTGCAGGATTTACCAGAGCGATACAGGCCAGCTCAGTCAAAATCCTGTCCTGATTGATACCTGTCCGGCGGGATCGCTCTGCCATGGCTGTTTTAATCGCGTCTGAAACTGAAGTTTTCTGAAGTAGCTGATATCCCATCTGTTCTGCATTGCTTGGCCTATATCCTGCCCGGATGGCGGCCTGCGTAGCATTCAGGTCAATCAGATATTCATCCACAAATAGTTTTTGTTTTGGCGTTAATGCCATCAGGCTCACCTCCATTCCAATATCTTGTACTTATCCCCACATTATCCACAATATGTTGATAAAAAGAAAAGCCCCTGCCGGAGCAGGAGCCTCTCCAAAGGAGAAAAATCATGCAAAAGAAAAACCAACGGACCCTCCAGGAATCGAACCTGGGACACGGTGGTTAACAGCCACCTGCTCTACCAACTGAGCTAAGGATCCGAAGAAGGGGGCGTCCAGCCCTGGTATGGAACCAGAGCCAGACGAACCGGCCACCCGGCTGTAGCACCCTGGCGACCGTCGATTTAAGTGTAAGCCGTCGGCTGTATGCCTTTGGCTTCATGATACACTATAACATTTCAAAACCGAACAGTGTGAACAAATCGAACAAACTTTACGCCACTAACATAAATCTTTCAAACTCCATCCTTACACTATCCGCTGTAGCCTTCCGCCCCATCTTCATAGCCACCTGCGCCCATGTCATATCCTCAAACACCCTGTACCGGATAATCCGCTGCATCCTGGGCGAAACTGTATTGAGCCATGCTTCCACTTGTCGTTTGATCTTTTCTGCATTCCGGATCCGCTCCGCCAGCAGCTCCTCCATACGATCCAGCTCATCCGGATCCTTAACAGCTGCATACCCAAGCCCTTCCAGATGATAGGTCTGTAACGTGTAAGGGAACTCATGCGCAGAGCCCTTAACACTGTCCTTCTGCATCTGGCTGCGGCGCTTCCTCAGCTTCCGGATCTCCTCCTTGGTGTCCTTAATCAGCTCGCAGGCATCTATGTACTGCTCCAAAATCTGCTTGTCCAACGGTATCACCTCCTCGCCCTCAAAATCCTCTGTCTGGCCTCATCCCACTCATCCGCCCACATCTCTATCTCCACCCGGACAATCAGGTACCGCTTCTGGTACAACGTTCCTATATTTCCATAATCGCTGACCTGCTGCCGGTTCTTCCAGCCAAACATCTTGCAGATCTCTGCACCGCTGTACCGCCCCACAAGCTTCCCACAATCATATAGGTCATAATATACTGGCCCCGGCATAATATCACCTCCAAATCATCAGCACCGCCATCAGAGAGCCCCAGACCATAAGGTAATCCCAACGATCAATGTTATGCCGTATCAGATTGACCGTCCCTGTTATGGCCCACATGATGATCATTACACTCTTGAGTACATTCACGGCCATACCCTCCCTGTCTTTTCGTCTCTTAACCTGATCGTGTCCTCCACATGGTAGCCCATACACTTAGCGGTAAAGAGCATCATGCGGACGGCCTTGCGGTAATCTTCTGGCGGCCTGTCCGCTTCCCGGATCGCAGCTCCTGCGGCTGGATCTGGATATCCTTCATGATTCTTGTACATTATGTTTTCTCCCCTAAATGTCAATTTAACTCGACTTTAATTCGTTTTAACTTGATACAACAACTACTTGTTTAATACCACAACTGTTTACTACAACTAACGTCTTAATCTTCCCAACTAAATTTTTCATGCCATATCTGCTTTTCTGGAAGCTGTTCAAAGGATTCCCGGCATATCTTTGCCGCTCCTTTCCATCTGTGACCCGGCCTCATATCTCCCAAAACCGAACAGGTGCAGTAATCATCCAGATCAAGCAGCTTATCACATCTACTGCACTGATACGCTCTCATTCTCTCTCCTCCCAATCCTCACAGCAGTGGTCGTAATCCGTCCAGTCTGTACAGTAATCACTCTCATCATTTACGCATACCCAACCGTCTGATATATCTTCATGGCTGTGCCATCTGCAAGTTCCACAGCATTTTCTCATTTGGTCTTTCCCTCCTTCCGGTACGACTCCGGCAGCGGCATCCAGGCGGTCACATTAGGATCATCCCAATCAGGATACCCCTCTATAAACCATTCACCGTCCGAACAAAGATTGCCAAGCTCTATTGCATCGCTGAAAGTAATACAGCTATAAAGTCCACTTACTGTCAGCAGCACAATAGTATCCTCTTCCGGCAGTCTCTCCTCCACGGGGATCCAGCGGTGCTGTTTCTTAAGCCGTTCGATTTCTTCCGGTGTCAGCCCGGTATCCTCATACGCTGCCAACCGCTCAACCAGCTCATCTTTCTTATTTGGGCTCCAATATCCCGTCTTGATCCCGCTACTGCGGGGATGTGTTAATCTCTCCATAGCTCTTTTCCTTTCCTGCCCGGCATACACCCGTAATGGATATGCCACCCACAACACTCTCTCATCATTGCACTTCCTCAGCTTTATCTTCTCATTTTCTGTATCCCGGAAATCAAAGCCTTCCGGTTTTCTGCTGCAATTACATCTCGGATTGATTCTTCCGGAAATGGGATTTGATAGGTGCGTTCTTTTATCCGGTTTATAATCCGCTCATCGTACCGCAAATCCTCCAGATTGGAATTGCTGGTAAAAATCGTCGGCAGCTTATCCTGATACCGCCCGTTGATAATGGCATAAAACCGTTCTCCTATCCAGTCTTTTGGTACCTCTGCGCCAAAATCATCAATCACCAAAACATCTACGCTTGCAAGTGCTGACAAAAGGCTGCTCTCGTTTTCATCCCTACTACTCCAGGATGCTTTGATTTCATTGACGATTTGCACGGAACCTGCAAATTTTACCTGCATCCGGTATTTTTTTATCAATTCATTTGCGATACTGGCTGCCATCCTTGTTTTACCTGACCCTTTTGTATCAGAGTACAGGTACAGACCCATTCCGGCAGATCTCATATCATTCAGATTATCCAGATAATATTTAACCGCAGAACACGCCTGCCTTATCGTTTTCCTGCTGTCCTCTTTCCGGTACACGTCCAGACAGAATGTATTGAGTTCCATGTCTGCAAAAGCCTCTGGAAGATTAGCAAAAGACAGCTTGCGCTCCATGATCTGGCGTTCTACCAGACCGCACTCACACCGGCGTCCATACTCTATGCCTTCCACATCGCGCCAGTACACCCAGCCAGTCCCATGACATTCAGGGCATTCAGAACCCTGTGAAATCTTCCCCGGCATTTTCAAGATAGTTTCCTGCCTCTCTGTTCTTATCCGGCTTATCATCTTCTCCAAAGCATCCACCTTTTTCCCTCCTCTCCCGTTTTGCGGCGTCAATGACCCACTTCCTAATAGCCAGGTAACTACTCTTGTGCTTGTACCCCTTCATTTCCACATACTCATCCAGGTACCGGACGGCATCTGTGGTCAGGGAAGTTCCGTACTCGCTGGTCAGTTTTTCAAGCTCCTGGTCCGTCAACAGGACATGACCGTATTCACCATGCTTGTGTTTCACCTTTGACGGGGCGGCGGGTTCTTTTGATACGTTAGTATCTTTCTTATTGTTTTGTTTTTGTTTTTGTTTATGTTTATATAATGTGCTACTGTTTTGCACACCATCTTGCATACTGTTTTGATTACTGTTTTGCACACCATCTTGCATACCAGCTTGCTTACTATTTGCTATAGTGATACAGTACACTGTCGTCTTGGTTCCCCTTTCCCGGAAATCAATCAGCCCTCTTTGTTTTAATTCATTTCTCGCTTTCAGTATTCCTGACCTGCTCATTCCCGTCAGTACTGACAGCACTTGATTCGGCGCTTGAAACCACTCTGTCCAGTTGCTTCTGTTGCATACATGCAATAACGCAAAATATAACGACACCTGCCCTGTAGACAACGGATTTGTCGTGGCCGAATCCCAGAAAGAATTGATTATGGCTATGTAATTCATGTTTTCACCTGCTGTCTATCTCCCTGCCTGCTTCCCACTCCCTGTATATCTGGATCCAGTCTTCCAGCCGCATCGTCACCAGCCATTCACACCGGTCTTTCCTGTGGAATACCGCCGGCAGAAGCCCTTTGGCGGCGTCTCTGACCGCCTGTGATACTGCATCCAGAAGGTTCAGCTTCTCTACCCTCTTGCACTCTATATGGATACCCGGGAGCCCTACCACGTCCGCATCGCCGGAGGTTCCGCAATACTGCTGGCCCCTGCGGCAGTCATAACCGTACTCCCTCAAAAGCCCTGCCAGCTCACGCTCCCCGCGCTTGCCTTTCTCTCTCTGTGATCTTCCCATGCTATTACCTTTCAAAAAAAGGGGCGGCGGTCAAAAGGTACAAACCCGGCCGCCCCGGCCAACACCTCAGGTCATTTAATACCGTGACATATCAAATCCCACCAAAAGGTATGTAACTATATTTTATTTTTGGAGGGATCACCTCCTTTCTTATCCAAAGAATGCACTGGCAGCATCCTGAGGCTGTGGCGCCGGCTGGGATGCTGGCTCAGGAGCAGAAGGCTGTGCAGGCTCTGACTGCTCTATTGCCTTCTGCGGCTGAGGCTCAATAATATCGCCTGCTGTGTAATCTGGATCAACCGCTCCGACTTCCTCTGCCACATACATTCCTGCAAACGTCTTTGGAAATGCCTCGCGGAGAGCCTGCACAACCGCAACTTTCCGGATCATGGTTGCAGGCTTTTTCGACCACTGGGAATTCAGGCTTCCATCCTTCTTCCGTCCCGCATATTCATCAAAAGCAACTTCAATGCGGAAGCTGTGACCCCTGTCCTTGCGGAATACTTCTGCATATCCCCCGACCAGTTTCTCACCATCCAGTTTCAGAGTTCCCTGACGGTAAATGATCTCCTCTGTCTCTTCCTGCTGGACGATAATACCGGCCTCCATGCCGTCATAGTTTTCGTTGGATTCTGCCCGCTTAAAATATGCATCTTTACCTACAACCAAAGTCGCTGGTTCGTTTCCGTACTTAATGCAGTACGCTTCACGAAGCCAGGGATTCAGGCCGGTAAAACGGCACAGGTTGATGAACATCGCTACTTCCTGATCGGATACCCGATCCTTGTCCCCACTTACCAGATAATTTTTTACGGTTCCGGGGGTAAGCGTTACCTCCATCCCGTTTGCCATGTATTTTGTTACCTCTACCTTTTGTACGGGCTTCTTTGCCAGACTGTTATTTACTGCCATGATTCCTTTACCTCCTTAATTCTTCGGCACCGGCTCAAACCGGATGCCGTTGTCATTTAAAAATGTTTTCAGCCTCATTAACTGCGCCATGGTGGCATATACCCGGAAGTCGATCACATTGACCGGATTCTCTACCGTTTCCATCTTCTGGGGCATCTCCTTGGGCGGCTCCGGTTCGGCTGCTCTTCCAGCCTGCATAACCCGGTCGGCCTCTGCCTTTCGGGCGGCCTCACGTTCTGCCTTTCTCCGTTCCTGTTCTTCCATGTACAGGCGCCGGTTCTCCGCTTCCGCCTCCAGCTGGTTCCGTTTTGCCATGGCGGCGCCGATATCATAGGTCTGTAAAAATACCTGCTTCATATCCCCAGCATAAGGGCTGTCCACCTCATTCAGGATCGCCAGACCCTCATCTACCTTCTGGATCAGTGCAAGGATCTCCTCTTTGATGGACTTCATGGTAGTGGATGCATTGACATACTGGGGCTTCATCACCCGGTCAAAGGGGAGGCACTGGCCGATATCATGGATATTGGCCTCATAGAACTCCTTGATCTTTGCTGTCTTTTCTTCCCTCTGGCGGCTCTCATAATCCTTGATCTGAGTATCAATCTTATCAATGGCACCCTGGACGATCCCGGTCAGCTCCTTGATCTGCTCACCAAACAGCTCATCCGGTTCCAGAAGCTTCTTGCGGATCGCAGTCCGCTCTCCCTTCACAGCCTCTACAAACTTATTCAGCGTGGCCCGGTCGGCCTTGGCTGCTTTGATGGTTTCATCTGTGTAGACGGTTGCAGCATATTCCTTAGCTTTGGCTGTAACCTCTTCCTTCAGCTCCTCGAAATTCCATTCGATCTTCTTTAAATATCCGCCTTCCTGCGGATTATAGATTTTTAATTCCATACGTTCCTCCTCTGCCTTTATATCGTCGGGAGAAGCAAATCCGGCCTGTGGCCTTCCACTACGCAAGTCCAGAAACGCTGTTCTGCTTCCACCAGATACCGGATATCCTCCTCAATGTCCTTTCTTTCGATGAAATAGTGCTTGACTGTAATCCGCAGTTCCCCATGCCATTCGCTCTTAAGCTGGGCTTTCAAAACTGCAAAATCATACTCTGTCACTGCCAGATAATGGAGCACCTGGCAATAATAATTGTCCGGTATCTTACCATTCCATTTTTCACGCTGCATACTCTGTAGAATATTAGTGGTCTTGATTTCCAGTATCCCGCGCCGTCCCTGCTCATCCACCAGCTCACCATCCAAAGAAGCATGCATCCACGGGTACCGGTCGTTGATGAACATATTATCTTCATCGTAGAATACCTGATATTCCGGGAAATCCATGGCGAACAGTGCCCGCAGATGTTTTTCTGCTTCTGTGCCGTACCGGACATAATCCTTATCTGAAATATCCTCCGGCATCACCAGCCCCATCTTTTCTTCCCACAGCTGCACGTTGTCTTTGTACGGGTTCATACCTACACAGGCGCTGGCATCCGACCCGCCGATATGGTTCTTCCGGCCCTTAAGCCATTCCTCCCGGCTGGCAAATATATGCTTAGTGACTGCCATCCGCAGTGCCCTCCCTCCTCATAATCTTTCCGCAGTTCGGACAGGGTGTAATCTCCCTAAGGAGGGACCACATCCGGACACCGCAGGAGCAGGTCAGGAAGTAAAACGGAGATGTGATCCTGACCTGGCTGCCGGGGTATGTAGTGGGGCGAGTCATTTGGACAACCTTTCCAGGCATTTCTCCTTCGCTGCTTTTTCCACGATACGGCTTAATTTCATCAATGCATGTGCAGCTCCTAAATCATCAACAGCCATACTGCTAACTGCATCCACCATACTTTTGGCAAGACATTTAGTAAGGTCATCTGAGGATATGTTTTCTCTCTCACCTATGCAGATCACCGTTGTGTCCACTCCATTCTTCTCCTTATTGCCTGTCAGACAGATTGCAAAAGCAATCTCGCTTTCAACTGTTTTTTTGATTCCCTCATATAAAATTGTTGTGTTTACCATTGATTTTTCTCCTGTTCTCCCTCATAATAGAGGGTGTTGATTTTTAGTTTCTGGGCCTGCCACAGCTGCAACTGTGCAGGTCCTTTTTCTTCCTGTAACTCAGGCACGGGTACATCCTGCTCCGCTCTATACACCGGTTCTTATTACGGCAAGTACCGCAAGCATCCTTCTTCATCCTTCCTCACCTCCTCTCACAGTGTTATCATCCCGGAAGCCACCAACAGCAGCACCGTCTCCGCACCCAGAAGGAACGCCATCACCGTAGATAGCCTGCCGAACAGCCGCACATCCTTATGGCTCTGCCTGAGCTGCTCCCCGGCGATCCGGCCCAGCTTGAGGATCTGCTCCTCTTCCTTCCTGGTTACTACAACGCCCTCCACTGGGGGCTGATACTTAATTGGTTCTGATTGCATTGCTTGTCCTTTCCGACCGCTCTCAGGCGGTCTTGTCTTTCCTTCTCATTTGCAGCACCGCCATTGCCTGTTCCTGCATGGCGTATGCGACCTTCTTAAGTTCCTCCGGGCTGAGGGAATCCATGGGGACCTTCTGCCCGGTTCTGCCTATGTCAACGTAATTCGTGAAGCCGTATTCCCTCACTATAACCACCTCCTTTTTGATTTTATGCGGTATGGGCTGTACATCTTGCATTGTCTTCTCCTCTGCCCTATACTGGTATCTATCAGCACCGCCATGCTGAAATTCCCATAAAGAGGAGCCACTATGAATTTCACTCTGGTTGCTATCGTTATAATGTACAAGTTTCTAACCAATACATATTTTTATTTTCGTATCAAACAGCTGAATCGCGCTCACATCAAATGGTTATCCGGAACCAATCCAACCTTTCCTACTCGCAAACATGAAACTATTTCTCTTTTCAAAAGAGCGGGTGTACAAAACCTTTCAACCCCCATATCACAGCCCATTGGATGCAACCAAGTCGCAAGTTTCAATGTAGATGTTTTTACCAATTTTCCATCAACAAATAGCTATATTTATAACGGTGCTATTCGTATGTTTTGCGAAGCTGAAGGTGTTTACCGACAACGTATGCTTGATTCACTTAACCCTGTGTATTGGATAGAATTAATTATTTACGCCCCGAAAAAATTATTGACTTATATAGGCTTTGATGAAACAAAAATTCTATTTAAAACCTGCAACATCTTATTAACCTTCATCTGGTGGAGTGTTATGAGTATCATTATCTTTTTCAGACCGCAACTCCAGCAACTCATTGTTAAAACTCTTGGAGAGTTGCAAAATAAATTTTGAAAGCATTACTATGCTTTTCACATCTCCTTCGCCTGCTATTCTCTCATGAGCCAATAGCAGGTTTTTTATGACCTGCTTGCGAATATGTTCGCTTATTAAAATTTTCGTATCCTCACCTCCCGTCCTCAGTCCTTCAGCAGTTCCTCAATCGAAACTCCCAGATAATCTGCCACTTTTTGTACTTTGCGGATTCCGGGTTCACTTTCGTTCCACTTGCAAATGCTTCCGTTTGATAATTCAAGTGCTTTCTCCAGTTTTCCTACCGAAATCCCCTTTTCGTCACAAATTCGTTTCACATTATCGTATAACAATTTCTCACCTCCACGTCTTTTATCTAATACGGAAAATTTTCGATTTCCTATTGACTTTTTACTGAAAATATTCTAATATGAAGTTGTCAACTAAACTGAATATTTTCGGTAGCATTCTCTTTGTTTTTTACCGAAAGTTTTCTGTATCTTGTCTCTTATTATACCGAAAACTTTCTGTTTGTCAAGGGGTAATTGCAGAATTTTTTCTGTATTTTAAGGAGGAATAATGTGACGGTATTTGAACGAATTGAAAATCTGCGAAAGTCAACTGGTATATCACAGGGTAAATTAGAAAAAGAACTTGGTTTTTCCAATGGTTCCATCTCAAAATGGAAACACAGCACCCCTAAATATGACCGTTTACAAAAAATCGCTGATTATTTTGGGGTAACTATTGATTATCTGATGACAGGAACAGATGATGGTGCAAAAGAGCATCCACAGCTTAATACTCGTGATGAAAGAGATATCAGCCGCCGATTAGAACAAACACTTTCTGATTTGGAAGGACAACAGGGTGCCCTTATGTTTGATGGCGCACCATTAGACGATGAAACCAAGGAGCTTTTAAAAGCAAGCTTGGAGCACAGTATACGGGTTGCCAAAATCAATGCAAAAAAATTCACAAACAAGCGTTATCTCAATTCTGAAAATCAGGAGAAGTGATTTTATTGGATATACATAACGAAGTTGCCTATTTAAAGCGATATTACAAAACAGAGAATCCTTTTGACATTATCCGGGCAAAAAAAATTCTTCTCTTATCTGAAGAACTTGGCCTTATCAGGGGATACTACAATCTTGTACTGCGTCAAAAACAAATACATCTTAACTGTAATCTTGAAGGCACTCAGCGTATTTTTACTGCCACTCATGAGTTGGGCCATGCCATTATGCACCCTAAAGCAAATACACCTTTTTTACTTGCAAATACTTACCAGTCTGTGGATAGATTAGAAATAGAAGCGAATAAATTTGCCGTTGAATTTTTGATTACAGATGAGACTTTATATGAATATTTCAAATATCAGGAATATACTATCGAACAGGTAGCACGTGTATTGGGCTACAAAAAAGAATTGATTGAATTAAGGTTAAAATAGCCTATGGCGTTTTAATAAATTTTATTGAAGGGAGAAAAAGTATGGAAAATAATCAGAAATACTGTAAGCACTGTGGAGAGCTTATTGATAAGGATTGCGTTGTCTGTCCTAAATGCGGTAAACAGGTAGAAGACTTAACATCCGCACACGACAAGAATATCATCATAAATAACTCCGCATCTTCCAGTTCCAGTGCAACCGTACCGGAAAAAACTGCAAAGAAATTACCTTGGTATTTAAAATGGTCTTGGATATTCATTCTTGGGCTGTTAACCGGAGGTATATATTGGATTATCGGATTTATTCTCAGAGTAAACTGGAAATCCAAAAACTAA